TGGTGTTATAATCTCAAGATAACTTTTTTCCTTTTCCTTAATATTAAACCTTCTAACTATTAGAAGGTTTTTTTATTTAAACTTGTTTAGTTTAAACTTTATATGTTATATTTGTAAAAAATATAATTATTATGGAAACTAACAAACAATTTACAGAGGAAGAACTTTTGGCTAAAAAAGCAGAAATGCTTGAATTTTATAAAGAGTCTATGCCTTACTTAGAAGCTCAATTAGCTTATGAAAAAATCTTGGCAGATATAGATGAGCAAAGATTTAAAAGAACTAATATTCAATATCAACTTGCAATGATGCATATGTCTCAGGAACAGGAAGATATAGAAACATCAGAAGAAGAAAGCTTAGGAAAAACTAAAAAACTAAAAACTAACTAAAATGGCTGTAGTAAATCGCATTGAAAAAAAAGCAGTAATGCCAAAATGGGATTTAATTCAATTTCAAATAATGACTTATTGTTATTTAAACAGAATAGTAGTAAGTGATTCTGAACTTAGCTTTTTAACTTTATTAAGTTTAAATGAACCTGTTGAAATAACAGGTTTTTGTTTTGATGTATCTGAGGAAGAGTCTTGGATTTTTAAGTCACAACAATCAGTGCGTAATGCAATTAATAAATGTGAAAAGAAAGGTTTGGTGATTAAAGATCCTAATAATAAAAAATACATCATGCTAAACCCTCAATTACAATTGGGTAAGGAGGGTAATGTATTGTTTGAACTTAAATTTTTTGCAAAAGATGGTCCCGAAAAAAGCTACAAATTTGATTAAACCTGTTGCTGAAGAATTAGATATTTCGGAAGAAATGCTTGATGACATGGTACTTTTTTATTATAGCAATTTAAGAAAAACTCTATCCGGGTTAACAGCTTTAAAAATTGATATACCAGGATTGGGTCATTTTCTAATAAGACAAAAAAGAGTAGAAGCAGGAATTGCAAAAATTAATAAAAGTTTAGAATCTACTGATGAAGGTTCTTTTAGTAGTTACCATTATAAAAAACTACAAGAAGAAAAACTAAAACTTCTTTTATCAATAAAAGATAAAATAGATGAATTTTTAACTGAACGTAAACAATTTAGAGATGAGCAAGATAAATACTATTTGGAAAAACAGAAAAGCAATTCTTGAGGGAATTACTAATACAATTCTTAAAAATGAGTTTGTAGAAGAAATAGCTAAAGAAAGAATAGAAATTTGTAACAGCTGTGAGTTTAAGGGAGATAAATGTTTAGTATCTGGAACTGGTCCTTGCTGTAATGATTGTGGTTGTTCTTTATCTTTAAAAACTAGAGCTTTGTCTGACAGTTGTCCTAAAGATAAATGGAAAGCATTATTAACAGAAGAAGAAGAAGATAAACTAAATGAATTATGAGTATATTATTTAAAGCAAGTGATCATAGTTATACTAGTATAGATAATAATGATATCAAGTGGGTGTCAGTTACAAAACTAGTTTCTAACTTTAAAGAACCTTTTGATGCAGAGGGTGTAGCAGCTAAAGTCAGTAAAAACAAGAAATCTAAATGGTATGGTAAAACTGCTAAAGAAATTCAAGCTGCTTGGAAAGAAGAATCTGAAAGAGCTATGGAACTAGGAACCTTTTACCATAACCAAAGAGAAGCTGATTTATGTTCTTTAGCTTCTATTGAAAAAGAAGGTGTTACTTTACCTATTTATATCCCTATAGAAAAAGACGGTGTTAAATATGCTCCTGATCAAAAGCTTTCTCCTGGCATTTATCCTGAACACATGGTTTATTTAAAATCTGCTGGTATATGTGGTCAATCAGACTTAGTAGAAGTAGTTGGGGATAAAGTGAATATTATAGATTACAAAAGCAATAAGAAGATAGAAACCGAATCTTTTGTTAATTGGGAAGGTTTATCTAAAAAAATGTTGTTCCCGGTAAATCACTTAGATGATTGTAATTATTATCACTATGCATTACAGTTAAGTATATATATGTATATTATACTAAAACACAACCCTAAATTAAAACCAGGAAACATTTACATACACCATGTCACTTTTGAACAGGAATCAGAAAATGAATTTGGATATCCTATATATGCAAAAGACTCAGAAGAAAATCCTATAGTAAAAGATGTTACTCCAATGGAGGTGCCTTACTTAAAGGATGAGGTTATTGTAATTATTCAGCATATCAAAGAACATGGTATAAATACTTATAAAATATGATAGTTAAATTATTTGATTTACAGAACGGTAAGATTGTTCCCTCAGAACATTGTTATACACTAGAAACTTTAAGAAAGATAATGGATGAATATCCTGAAGATTATATGAAAGTATACCAGTATCTTTTTTATATGACTTGTCCTGATCCGGATTCTAATCCTTTTTTTCATGTACCTGAATCAGATAAAGAGATTCTTATATTTAATGAATTAAATTCGGAATTCTCTACAGAAGATGATGAGATACAAAGAGCTTTAGGTTTTTGTAAAAAACTTTATGAAACACCTACCAAAAGAGCTTATGACGGAATTAGCAAAGCATTAGATAGAATTGCTAAATATATGGCCAATACTCCTATTACAGATGGTAAAGATGGAAACATAGGTCAGATAAGAGCTATGGCAAAAGACTTTGAATCTATTAGACAATCATTTAAAGGAGCATATAAAGATCTTCAAGATGAACAACAATCTAGAATCCGTGGCGGAGGTTCTATGGCATATGATCAATAATTATGGAAGAGTTTATTCAAGACATACCTACATGGGATAATGGTACCTGGACTACTAGTACTTATACCCGGGATGATTTTAAAGAGTTTGTCACTAATCTATTTAAAGAACCAGGTCAATATACTTTTGATAAGGATACTTTAGCTATAGGTAAACAAGAAGCTATTAAGTTTGAAAAGTTAGGGTATTATTGTGATAAACCTTTTAAATCAAAAGACTTTACTGATTACTGGAATCTTGAAAAAGATAAATGTAGAAAAGGATTAATCATTAAGAATAATAATGGTACATGGTTTTTAACTAGAGACTATTACATGTGGTTAAACTTTCTTCCTATTTTTGATAAAGAAAAAACTAAATTTGGTTTTGCTAAACTTAGAGATGCTCAGTATCACATGGCGCTGTATGAGTTACTAGCTGAATTAAATTGGAAACATGCTGCAATTTTAAAGAAGAGACAAATAGCTAGTGAACAACCTCATAGTGAACCTGTGTTAGGTGAACATGGCTGGACTACAATGGGGACAATACAACCAGGTGATAAGCTTTGGAATCCTGATGGGACACTTACTACAATATTACATAAAAGTAATAATGGCATAAGTGATGTTTATGAATTCAAATTTGGTGATGGCAGAACTACAAGATGTGGGATTGAACACAATTGGGAAGTTTATGATCGAGCTGCAAAAAAAGTAAAAGTTTTAAATACAAAAGAACTCTTAGACTTGGGTCTTTTTCAAACTCCTATAAAAGGAATCAAAAAGGTTTATGATAATTATAGATTTAGTATAAATACGTGTAAACCTATAGCTTTGTTATCTAATCCAGTTCCTGTAGATTCTTATACTCTTGGTGCATTGCTGGGTGATGGTCATATAAATAATAAATCTATTTATATTGCTGGAGAAGATGATGAAGTATTTGAGAATATCTCTAAAAACTTGGGACCCGATTATGTTTTAAAAACAACAGGATATTTAAAAAAATCTATAACTTACTTAAATAGATTTAACCATAAAGGAAAAGAATATAAAAATTCTAAATTTGGAGTAAATCCTTTATTGCGAGAGTGTTTAGAATTGGGTTTAGGTAAAGCCGGTAAGAGCACTAAATTTATACCTGAGATTTATAAAACAGCTTCTATAAAAGACAGAATTGCTTTAATTCAAGGTTTAATGGATACTGATGGTTATATAAATAGTACAGGTAATGATATTCATTTTACAAATGTAAATAAAAGATTAATTGATGATTTTACAGAAGTTATTAGATCATTAGGGGTTAAAGCAAAAATTGATTTAAAAGAAAACGAACACGGTGCTTTTTATAGAGTTCGTATATCTGGTAATATAGATTTTGAATTATTTAAATTAACCAGAAAAGCAGATAGATTTAAAAAAAGAAAATCTAAAAATACTTTTAATAAAGTTCCTTTACTTTCAATAACAAAATTAGATTATCAAGAAGAGTCTTCTTGTATTGTTGTAGATAATCCTAATCATTTATATATAACCAGAGATTATATTGTAACCCACAACTCGTACTTTCATGCAGGTAAACTGATAAACCAACTATGGTTTGAAGAAGGTGTTACTCTTAAAATGGGTGCAGCATTAAAAGATTATATAAATGAGAAAGGTACCTGGAAATTCTTAGATGAATATGCTAACTTTTTAAATGAACACACAGCCTGGTACAGACCAATGAACCCTAAAAAGGTTCTAATGTGGCAACAGAAGATTGAAGAGAAAGTAAATGGTAGAATAAAAGATAGAGGATTAAAAGGAACTATACAAGGAATGTCTTTTGAGAAAGATCCTACTAATTCTGTAGGTGGCCCAGTAAAGTACTTTTTTCATGAGGAAGCAGGGATTGCTCCAAAAATGGATCAAACATATGAATACATTAGACCTGCTTTAAAGTCAGGTTTTGTTACTACTGGTTTATTTATTGCTGCAGGATCTGTGGGTGATCTTGATCAATGTGAACCTTTAAAAGATATGGTAGTAAATCCTGTATCTAATGATATTTTTCCTGTAGAATCTAATCTTATAGATGATAAAGGTACAATAGGTTTATCAGGTTTATTTATTCCGGAACAATGGTCCATGCCACCGTATATAGATGATTACGGCAATTCTAAAGTAGAAGATGCATTAGAAGCTTTAAGCGAACAATTTACTCAATGGAAAAAGGAACTTACCCCAGAACAGTATCAATTAAGAATATCCCAGCATCCGAGAAATATAAAAGAAGCTTTTGCAACAAGAACAGTTTCTAAATTTCCACAACATTTATTATCTCACCAAGCAGAAAGAATTAGAAACAAAGACTATCCTTACGAGTTCTTAGATATCTATCCAGGAGTTGATGGTAAACCAGAAGTAAAAATAACAAATAAGTTACCAATATCTGAATTCCCGCTATCTAAAAAAGCAAGTGATAAAACAGGTGTATTAGTAGTGTGGGAAAGACCTGTAGAGAATCCTGAATTTGGAATGTATTATGGAAGTATTGACCCGGTTTCAGAAGGTAGAACAACCTCATCAGATTCATTATGTTCTATTTATATTTACAAAAGAAAGATTCAGGTTAAAAAAATAAATGGTACAGAGGTAACTACTTACTTGGAAAGAGATAAAGTTGTTGCTGCTTGGTGTGGTAGATTTGATGATATTAATAAAACCCACGAAAGACTTAGGTTGATCATAGAATGGTATAATGCTAAGACTCTTGTAGAAAATAATATCTCTTTGTTTATTAATTACATGATAGGTCTAAATAAACAAAAATATCTTGTAAGAAAAGATGAAATGGTTTTCTTAAAAGAACTTGGGTCTAATATGGCTGTTTATCAGGAATACGGTTGGAAAAACACAGGAAGATTATTCAAAGATCATCTTCTTAGTTATGTTATAGAATACCTTAAAGAGTCTATAGATGAAGAAACTAAGCCTGATGGTACTGTTGTTAAGACTACTTATGGTGTTGAACGTATTCCGGATCCAATGCTTATAGTAGAAATGCAAGCATATGAAGAAGGATTAAACGTTGACCGTTTAGTTTCTTTTTCAGCATTAGTAGCATACATTAAAATTTTAGAATCTAATACAGGTATAAAAGAGAGAGTTGAGAAAGATGATGCTGCTAAAAATTTGGATAAGTCCTCAAATTTGTTTAAATTAAATAGAAGTCCGTTTCGTCACGTAGGTGCGGGAAAAAATGGAGGTGTTAAAAAAAGTGCTTTTAAAAATCTTAAATAAAATATATGCAAGTAGTTTCAGCAATGCAACTCAAAAAAGGAGTTAAGACTAAAGAAAACCGTATGGGTGCTATAACGCAACCTTTACAGTTTTTGTCCAATAAAGAAAAAGATAAAGAATGGGCTGCTTGGAATCTTGACTGGTTAGAATGGAATGGCATAAAACAGATTAATAAAAAATCCAGAAGGCTTCTTAAAAACTATAAGCTTGCTCAAGGTGTAATAGATAAGACAGATTACATTGTAGAAGAAAATCCAGAATATAGAGATATTATAGACTACCTTACACAAGAAGATGATACAGCTTTAGAACTAAAGTTTTATCCTATTATTCCTAATGTGATAAATGTACTTACTTCGGAATTTGCTAAAAGAAATACTAAAGTAACTTATAGAGCTGTTGATGAGTATTCGTACAATGAAGTTCTTGAGCAAAAAAGAGCTATGGTTGAAGAAGTTCTTTTATCAGAAGCACAAACAAAGATTATTGCTGCTATGATGGAACAAGGAATGAACCCTGAGTCAGAAGAAGCTCAACAGCAATTAAACCCTAATAATCTTAAGTCATTACCAGAAATAGAAAGTTTCTTTAAGAAAGATTACCGTTCTATGTATGAGCAATGGGCAGAACATCAACACAGAGTAGATGTGGAAAGGTTCAGATTTGAGGAATTGGAAGAAAGAGGTTTCCGAGATATGCTTATTACAGATTCAGAATTCTTTCATTTTAGAATGATGGAAGATGATTATGATATAGAGTTATGGAATCCTATTCTTACTTTTTATCATAAAGCTCCGGGAACTAGATATATGTCTGATGCTAACTGGGTGGGTAAAACAGAAATGATCACTGTAGCAGATGCTATTGATAAATATGGATACTTGATGACTGAGGAACAAATGGAGGCCTTAGAAGCAGTCTATCCTATCAGGTCAGCTGGATATACTATAGGTGGTATGCAGAATGATGGTTCATTTTATGACACATCTCGTTCTCATGAATGGAATACTAATATGCCATCACTAGCTATGAGACAATATACTTCTGCAGTAGGTCAAAGAGTAGCAGGTGGAGCAGATCCTATTAATCAAGTTTTATACAACAGTGAAGATTTTGATAATGAGGGAACTGCGTATTTAGTGCGGGAAACTGTTGTATATTGGAAATCTCAAAGAAAGCTGGGGCATTTAACTAAAATAGATGACACTGGAGAAGTTATTCAAGAAATTGTTACTGAAAATTATAAAATAATAGATAAACCTATTTATGATAATAGGTTAATGAAAAATAAAACAAAAGACAATTTATTATTTGGTGAGCATATAGATTGGATTTGGATTAACGAAGTATGGGGAGGTGTAAAACTAGGTCCTAATTTACCAAGTTTCTGGGGCATGAATAATCCTGATGGATTTGCCCCAATCTATTTAGGAGTAGATAAGAATGAAATAGGACCTTTAAGGTTTCAATTTAAAGGAGATAATAGTTTATATGGTTGTAAAATGCCAATAGAAGGAGCTGTCTTTTCTGATAGAAACACCAAGTCTACAGCTCTTGTGGATTTAATGAAGCCTTTTCAAATTGCTTACAATCTTGTAAATAACCAAATAGCAGATATATTAGTAGATGAACTAGGTACCGTAATTCTTTTAGATCAAAACGGATTACCTAAACATTCTCTTGGAGAAGATTGGGGTAAAGGTAATTATGCTAAAGCATATGTTGCTATGAAGAACTTTCAGATACTTCCTTTAGATACATCAATTACCAATACTGAAAATCCTCTTAATTTCCAGCATTTTCAGAAATTAGACATGGAACAATCTAATAGATTAATGTCTAGAATACAGTTAGGTAATTATTTTAAACAACAAGCATACGAAGTAATTGGTATTACACCACAGAGGTTAGGTCAACAAATAGGACAACAGGATTCTGCTACAGGTATTCAACAGTCAGTAAACGCTTCACATGCTCAGACTGAAATGTATTTTATTCAACATTCTGATTACTTGATGCCTAGGGTTCACGAAATGAGAACCAATCTTGCACAATATTATCATTCTTCAAAACCATCTGTAAGATTAACATATCAAACAAGTAATGAAGATAAAGTAAATTTTGAAATTAATGGTGTAGATTTGTTACTTAGAGATCTTAATATTTTCTGTAGCACTACGGCTAATCATAGATTTGTACTTGAGCAATTAAAACAAATGGCTATTTCTAATAACACTACTGGAGCATCTATTTACGATCTTGGTAGAGTTATCCAATCTCAATCTGTTTCTGAGCTTAATAGTGTAATGAAAACTGCTGAAGAAAAAGTTCAACAACAACAACAACAAGAACAAGAACACCAACAAAAACTTCAAGAACAAGATATACAATCAAGAGCTGCTGAGGAACAAGCTAAACGTGATCATGCTGCTGCTGAGAAAGAAAAAGATAGAAGAAAAGATATTCTTGTTGCTGAAATTAGATCTGCAGGGTTTGGTGCTTTGCAAGATAAAGATGAGAATCAACAGTCTGATTATATAGATTATATGGACAGATTGCAAGAATCAGAAAGATTCCAGGAAAGTACATCTTTACAAAGGGACAAGATGACTAATGACACTATGCTTAAAACTGAAAAACTCCAAATAGAAAGAGAAAAGCTTCAAGCACAAAGAGAAGTTGCAGAAAAACAACTTCAAATTGCTAAGGAAAATAAAAATAAGTATGATTTTAAACCTAGTAAAAATAAAGGAGAAGAATAATAATTTTCTCTTTGCTATATAATAGGATTTTTGTTTTTTTAAAAACCCTTTTATTTTAAATTTTATAAGTTTATAATCTAAAAAATACCTATATTATTATTGTATAAACAAACAAAACCAACAAGTATGTCAAAAGAAAACCAAACCATTAACGACTCTACAACGGTAGAGGAGTTGGATTTAAACATTGATGAAATTTTTGGTGTAGGTGCTGATAGCATTATGACACCAGAAGAAGAAAAGTCAAAGTCTTTTTTTAAAAAAGAGACTGTAGACACCACGTTCCTTGACAACCCGGGCACAAAAACTTCTAGTAAAGAAGAAACTGCTGATCTAAATGTTGAAACTGCGTCATCTACTGATACAGTAGATGATGTTATCCAACAGCTAGATGAGTTAATTACAGAAGAGGAAACTAATCAGGCTAAAGGTGGTAGACCTAAAATTGATAAAAGTGGGCTATTAGAAATAGCTACTAAAATGATTGAAGAAGGTAGTCTTATGGCTTTTGATGATGACAAACCATTAGAAGAATATACAGCTACTGATTTTCGTGAATTATTTGAAGCTAACTTTCAAGAACGTGAAGCAAAAGTAAAACAACAAGTTCCTCAAGAGTTCTTTAATGCTTTACCTAGAGAACTTCAAGTTGCTGCTAAATACGTAGCAGATGGTGGTCAAGATCTTAAAGGTTTGTTTAAAACACTTGCTCAAGTAGAAGAAGTATTTGAATTAGATCCTTCAAATGAAAATGATCAAGAAGAAATTGCTAGACAATACTTTTATGCTACAAGATTTGGAACACCAGAAGAAATTGAAGCTGAAATTGAAGATTTAAAAGATTTAGGAAGACTTGATAAAAAAGCAGAACAGTTTAAACCTAAGCTTGATAAAATGCAAGAATCAATTGTTCAGCAGAAACTTGTTGAACAAGAAGCTCAAAAACACAGACAAGCTGAAGCAGCTCAAGCTTATACAGAAAATGTGTATAATACCTTATTAGGAGGTGAGTTAAATGGAGTAAAACTAGACCGTAAAACACAAAGTATGTTGTACAGTGGTCTTGTTCAACCTAACTACCCATCTATTTCAGGCAGAAACACAAATCTATTAGGTCATTTGCTAGAAAAATACCAGTTTGTAGAACCTAGACATGATTTGATTGCTGAAGCACTATGGTTGTTACAGGATCCTGAAGGATACCGCAGCAAACTTAAAATACAAGGTTCAAATGAAACTGTAGAAAAAACAGTTAAAACTTTAAAAACGGAAGAAGGTAGAAGACTTACATCTAGTGGTACTAATATAGATTCTCAAACGAGAACTAACAGTACACCTAAAAGAACTTTACAAAAACCAAACAAAAATATATTTAGTAGGTAATTAATAAACAAATAAATAAACAAAAACAGATGAGTACACCAGTTTTAAACAATGGTATTTTTCTACGGGATACCGCTTACCAAGTAAGCTCACACGTAGATTCTTATCACTTAGTTAACATGCTGAAAGATGCAGAACCTATGGACATGGGACCAGTAGACCTTTGGGCTATGTCTCAAAAAGTAGAAATGCCACTTTATCAGATGGCTAATTTCGGTGGTAAAAATGTAATTATGGTTGACAATGCTCGTGGTGAGTATAAGTGGCAGACTCCTGTATCTCAGGATCTTCCTTATATCATTGAGGACATTGAACCAGCCAATGAGTACAAAGGGGTAGATGGTACATCTTTCCGTATTAAAATGAACAAGCGTGAATTTGGTCACGGAGACATCATTACTTATGATAAGTACAATGGTGTGGAACTTTACATTACTGATGAAGATATTCTTCCTACAGGTGATGGTTTTGTTTACACTGCAACTTTGGTAAATAATGCTAATGCACGTTTTATTGAAAACCGTTTCTTGGCTTCTGGAACTAAATTCTTCCGTAAAGGTTCTGCTAGAGGTGAATATGGAGAAAGATTCTCTGATATTACTACAGGTGCAGGTTTCCGTGAATTCTACAACTTTGTAGGTAATGCTGAAGCTCACGTACATTATTCAATTTCTTCTCGTGCAGATTTGATGTTGAAAGGTGGTATGAATGCAGATGGTACAGTACCTGTTACTGAGATCTGGAGAAACTTTGACCGTACAATGGATCCTTCTATTAACTCTTTGGAGGACATGGTTAAAGTTATGGGTAAAGATAAAGTGAAGAAAGCATTTGACAATGGTGATCTTTCTAGAACTTTCTTGACTCAAATGGAATCAGCACATTTGACTAAAATTGCTAAAGACATTGAAACTTACTTGATGTGGGGTCACGGTGGTCGTGTACGTCAGGATGGTCCAGATGATGTTAGATTGTCTGTAGGTCTTTGGAAGCAGTTGGATAACTCTTTCAAGAGAATCTATAACAAGAATAACTTTACACTTGATTTGTTCCGTGGAGAAATCTATAACTTCTTTAATGGTAAAGTAGAATTTGAAGGTCCAGATCCAAAACGTCAATTGATTGTACAAACAGGTATGGCAGGTATGCGTTTGGTTAATGAGGCTATCAAAACTGAAGCTATTGCATCAGGTCTTGTTATCCAGGCTGCTGACATCGGGGCAATCACAGGTAAAGGTATGGACTTGAACTTTG